TTATAAATCCTTGCCATATAAGTAGTTATATTCGGCAAGTCGGAATGTGTCACAATGCTCACGAATAAAATCAATGCGCTGTGTATCTCTGGTTCTTCTTCTACGTCTTCTTTTTCGTCTAGTACGGTTCTGCTCCATACATTTACTGTATGCTGATATAACCGGATCAGGTGCTTTCGTAGTAGTATGAGCCAGATATTCTATCTCTTGCACATCTTCTTTATAGAAATCATCGTTTTCAATGTGACTCATAGCATGTTTAAGTGCTGCTTGCTGTGACTCATAGTTGAGTGCTGCATTGATAAATATGGTATAACTGCCATCTTCATTCGGCACTACCATTTCATGTCCTTTCCCTTTTGGAAAGTCCATAAGGATGATGTTAACATCCGGTGTCAAAGTCACCACGTTCCTTTCGTTTCAGTGCGAGAGCCATGTTGTGTAATGCTCTTAAATCGTCTGGATCCATGTCTTTCTGAACATCGAATAGTGTTCTAAGTTCCTTGTTTTCAAAAATTTCTTGAGCAACTTTAGCAGTTTCCTCATTCAGATAGTATTTTTCTGATTCGTTCTCCTCACCTGTCATAAGGTAATCAACAGATACATTAAAATAATCAGCAATCAACTTGATTTTAGCAGTATTCGGTGTAGTGTTTCCTAATTTACTTATGTATCCCTTTCCGAATCCAAGTGTTTCTTCTAGCTTATTCATAGAAATTCCATGCTCTTTACATAAGCTTTTGATACGTTCTTTCATGGTTTCCATCCTTTCTGAATATATCGCGTATAATACAATTATGGGTTCTGAAAAAAACGCAAAAAATAAACAGAGTGTCGAAAGTGCTTTATTTAATTTGTTTGTGGTAATTCAAATTATAGGATATTTTCAGAGATTAGTCAATATTTTTAGTGATTTTTTCAGAACCTACGCACTAAAAAAGCGGAGGTGAAAACGTGATTTACGACAACATTTTTGAACGAGCTAAAAAGCGTGGAATCTCAATAAACAAACTTGAGGAACAAGCTGAGTTGTCAAAGGGAAGCATCTGTAAATGGGGAAAAAGCGTAAGTCCTACAGTAAAAAGCATTAAGAAAGTTGCTGACATACTTGGATGTACGGTTGATGAGCTGATTACAGAGAAGAAATTAAAAAGGAAGTGATTGGATGCCGAAGTTAAAGACATCTGAAAGAGAAAGGCAGAACAGAACGCTTCTTGCAATCATCGAGTCAGGAAAGACTATGACAGCTATCGATACTCAGAAGCTTTCAAAACTGACCGGTATCCCGCCAAGTACTCTGTACCAGAGATTAAGTCAGCCGGACAACATCCGAATCAGTGAATTACGAGAAATCCTAAGGGTACTCAAAATCACTGATGAGGAAAAGGCGAAGATTGGTAGGGAAGTGATATGAGAGATTGTAGTTACTGCAAAAAGAGAAACAGATGCATGGAAAGAAGCAGATGTATTCCGTGTGCATCATTTCAGAAAGAAGGTGAGAAAAACGAATCAGATCGATATGATCGACATCCAAAGAAGAACAATCCAGATCATTGATATCAAGAGACAGCCAAGAAGAATTGAGCATGATGACAGAGAAGAAAAAATATCTGCTGTTAAGACCGTAGTTGCGATGGGATTGGTAATCTTCTTAAGTATCGCAACATGGGTTATCTTCGGATATTAAAATAAGCGCCCGGGAAAGACGGCAAATCTTCAGGCGCTTAGGTAATTAACCAACTTAATAATAGCAATTTAAAAAGGAGAAAGCAATGAAAAAAGATAATTTTACCATAACTTTGGATAAGCTGAACGCAATCATTCCAATATTTGCATCAGAGTTTTGTGACATGAATGGTGTCAAAGACGAAGATTTGATTATGAAAGCATCAGCATACATTTTCGCAAACGTAGAACGGTACGTGCGTGGAGATAGAGATGTTGACGAAAAACTTCTTGCAATTAGAACACTTGTTCTGCAATTAGTACAAGAACTGCCATTGTGAAAGGAGAAAGCAATGTTGTTAGAAAAAACACTTGAAGTAAGCGTTTCAAAATTTGAAGAGCTGTGCAAAACAGATGCACGAATGGAAACGCTCAAAGCTTACATCAGCAATGAAGAAAACGGATATATCAAGTTGGACACAGTGAAAGCAATTATCGGACTTCCGGTTAAGCGCGAAGAGCCTTCAGTTTGGGAGCATGAGGAACTGTCCTTTGATGAATTAGGAATCACACAACATAAGATGCATAAGAGACTTGCAGACAATTACAATGCGGAGGAAATGAAAGATGAACGAACTGAAATTTAATGTGGTGCAGAGCATTGGAGAAATCACAGCTAACTTTGATGAATTTAAGAACCAGGTGTCACGGGAGCTTGAGAAATATAAAAGCAAAGAGTTTACGGAAGATACAAAAAAGGATGCGAAGAAAGACCTTGCAGAGCTGAGAAAGAAAAAGGCAGCAGTAAACGAGAGAAGAATTGAAGTAAAGAAAGAATATATGAAGCCTTATGATGAGTTCGAAGCTAAGGTAAAGGAACTTATCACATTGATTGATGAGCCAATCACACTGATTGATTACAAGGTAAAAGAGTTCGAAGAGAAGCGAATCAATGAACGTAAAGAAGAAATTCTGCTTGCTTATGAAGAAATTGTACCGGGTGAATTACAGGATTACATTCCATTGGAGCGTATCTACGGAAAGAAGTGGACGAATGCCGGCACGAAAATGAAAGACATTAGAGAAGAACTTACTAGCAGAGTTGCAACTACAAATGCTGATATCAATGCTATCAAAGCCATGAGATCAGAAAAAGAAGAAACTGCTCTTAACTTCTACATGGAGAATAACAACCTTGCATCAGCAATTAAGTACCTTAGTGATTACGAAATTCAGAAAGCAGAGATCCTTAAGAGAAAAGAAGCAGAAGAAGCTGCCAGAAGAGAAAGAGAATTGGAAGCTGAAAGAGAACGCATCCGTCTTGAAGAACGTAGAAGAATCCTCGAAGAAGAGGAAATCAAAAGAAAAGCGGAGAAAGAAACTGTTGAAAAGCTGAAAGAAGTAGATGAGGAACAGGCAAGATTCTTGAGCAGTGAAGAGTCTAAGAAGGTAATTTACACCGTTGTTGCTACAGAAGAGGAACTTAAAGATATTGAACAGGCAATGACAAGCTTCGGTGTTTATTTCGAAAGGAAGGATGTTTAAAGGATGCTTACGTTTAGAGATTTGAAAGCCAGTGAGATTGATTGTCGAATCGCAACGGTTAAGCCTAATGGAATTTCACTTCTTCTCTACAAAGATGCAAGAGTCGATCAGAATATCCTAGATGAGACAGTCGGACCTTTTAACTGGCAAAGATCGCATGAAGTGCTAGACGGCAATCTGTACTGTACAGTATCAATCTACGATGCAGAAAAAGGTATCTGGGTATCCAAACAGGATGTAGGAAAAGAGTCTTACACGGAGAAAGAGAAAGGTCAGGCATCTGATTCTTTCAAGAGAGCGTGCTTTAATTGGGGAATCGGAAGAGAACTGTACACAGTACCATTTATTTGGATTAATGCTGATAATTGCAATATCAACGGAACGAAGTGCAATGACAGATTCATTGTTGACCAGATTGTGATTGAAGACAAGACGATCAAAGCATTGTCCATCAAGAATAAGAACACTGGAAAAATTGTGTACACGATGGGAAAGCCAGCTGAACAGCCAGTGACACCACATACTCTTGATGCTTCTCATGTAGCAACATTACAAGCGTGCATTCAGAGTCACGGACAGACCGTTGAAAATGTCTGCAAGGCATTCAAGGTCAAGTCACTGGAAGAACTGAACATTGAACAATTTGACTACTTGATGAAAAGAAAGGGTGAGAAATAAATGCGTTTCACTGGAAAACTCAAAGAACCAATTATCGACTTCGTAACGCATCGTCTTACCATTCTATTTGAGCCAAATGAGGACTTTCTCGAAGCCTATGAGGAATTAAAGGGCAAAGATGTTTTAAGCCTTGAAATCAAGCCATACAGGAAGAAGAGAAGCCTTGATGCGAACGCTTACTACTGGGTACTACTTACCAAACTTGCAAAGGTAATGAACACATCTAATGCAGAGATGCATAACTTGATGCTGATTCACTACGGACAGCCGGAGATCATTGAAGGTAAACCGATATTCATGACAGTACCGGATACGGAAGATGCAGAAAAGAAAGTGATGTCGGCAACAGAATATCATCTGATGCCGACATCACAAGTAAGGCAAGGCTTAGACGGTATCATGTACAGAACGTACAAGTTGTTGAGAGGTTCAAGTACCTATGATACATCAGAGATGGCAAGGCTTATTGATGGACTTATTACAAGTTGCAAAGAAGCAGGACTTGCAGCATCAGAGATTGCCACACCGGATGAAAAGAGATTACTGAAAGAAAGGTATGGCGTGGACATTGGCTAAACGATTGAAAAGTGTGTTCACTGATGATATGGACCACTGTTACTTCACTGGATATCCTTATCCACACATACACCATATCTTTTGTGGCAGCAGAAGAAAGATATCTGAGAGATACGGATTTGTGATTCCCCTTGCTCCGCATCTCCATGAATTCCAAAAGGGGAGTGTACATGACAATCCGAATCACGGTTTGGACTTGGAGCTTAAGCAGATGGCTCAACGATATTTCGAAGAGCATATAGGCAGCAGAGAAGAGTTCAGAGAGGTATTTGGAAAGTCTTGGCTATAACTGGTATTAACCTAGCGGATAAGGTTGATATATAAACTCCTAATGGCTGACTGAAACAGTATGTCACAATCCTTAATCAGAGCCATGATGATTCGTCTCCTCGGCTTGTCCGGGGAGAGAAAGGAGAACAATGCAGACTTACGATATTGACATATTAGATTACATCAGAACCGGACATGACAGAGCAATTACAAGAGCTGAGCTGTCTGATCTGACCGGTATAGACGATAGAACAATTAGAGACATGATCCATTATGCAAGACGAGATATACCAATTCTCAACATGCAAGATGGAAGAGGGTACTTCGTTCCAGACATGAACATCTTAGAAGAGAGAATGATGCTGATGAAGTACATCAGACAAGAAGAAAGCCGGCTGAAGAGTATCGGCTGGGCACTAAAAACAGCAAGGCGAACAGCCAAGAATTGCAACATGGAGGTAGACACAGATGAACCCAAACCGAAAAGGGAAAGAGGGAGAAAGAGAGTTAGCAAATCTGCTTAAAGACAGATACGGATATGATTGCCGGAGAGGGCAGCAGTTCTGTGGATCCAATGGAGATGCAGATGTAGTCGGTCTTCCTGGCATCCATATTGAGTGCAAGAGGGTAGAGAAGCTTAACATCTATGAAGCTGTGGAACAGTCCATAAACGATGCGAGAGACGGCGAAATGCCTACGGTAATGCATCGGAAGAATCACAAGGATTGGCTGGTCACAATGACAATGGAAGATTGGATGAAATTATATGAAAGGCGATTACATAAAGATTAATCGGTCACTTCTCGAGTGGGGGTGGTACAAAGACAAAAACACTTCCAGATTGTTCATACACATGCTTTTAAAAGCGAACTGGAAGGACGGATTTTTCTTAGGAATTGAGATAAAAAGGGGGTCATTCGTATCTTCTTTAGCCAAATTATCTGAAGAAACCAACCTTTCAGTTAGAGAGATAAGAACAGCAATAAAACACCTAGAATCGACAGGCGAAGTGACAAGCAAAAAATATAACAAATTCAGCGTATTTACGGTAAATAATTACTGTTCGTATCAATCGAGTGACACGCAAAGTGACAAGCAAGTGACAAGCAACCGACAAGCAAGTGACAAGCAAGTGACAACAATAGAAGAAGGGAAGAAAGGAAGAAAGGAAGAATATATAGATACTAACGTATCTATAAAGCAGCATAGCATTCAATCCATCATCGATGCATGGAATCAACTAGAGCCTTACGGAATCAAAATGATTTACCGCATCAACCCGGGTTCTAAGAGATGCACTTCACTGATTGCTTTACTTGAGCAATTCGGAGAAGAGAAAGTGATACAAGCTGTTGATAAGGTCAAACAGAGCGACTTCCTTCAGGGAAAGACAGATACAAGGTTCTCACTGAACTTTGATTGGTTTATCAACCCGGACAACTTCGAAAAAGTTCTTGATGGCAAGTACGCAGAGAAGTTTAAGAAACCAACGAAGAACAATAACAACTTTGAGCGAAGGCAGTATGACATGGATGATCTGGAGAGCAAGCTACTTGGAAGGTGATTAAGAATGGCAGAGATAAAAAGTGGCTGGGCGGTATGCTCAGTCTGTGGAAAAGAATTTGAGATAGTCGGCAACCGGAAGAAGTGTTGTAGCAAGGCTTGCGGAGAAGAAAGAAGCCGGAGACAGTGCTGCGAGAGAGGAAAGGCAAGATACAGAGCCTTGAGTCCTGAACAGAAAAAGGAACTGGCAATGAAACGAAAGCAAGCCAAACCGAAGAAAGTAAAAGGCACAAAAGAACCGAAGTACCGAAACGAATTAGTAAGAGTCGCAGCTGAAGCAAAGCAGCATGGTATGAGCTACGGAGAATATGTTGCGAAAAGCGAAAGGAGAAGAGATGGGAAAAACGATTGATACAGAAACGTTTCTTTCGTGGCTGAACGAAGCCGAGGAAGAATTGAAGAACACAATGGCAGATGAACTGAATCCGGACAGAAAGGACGAAGGGATTCTGCTCACAACAGAGACCGTCAGAAAGTATGTTGAGAAGATGTGCAAGATTGACAATGCTGACGAGGATCGTAGATGGATTCCTGTTACGGAAAGACTCCCGGAAGATGAAAGTGATGTCCTTACAACAATCGCATCCAAGAGCGGTAATGGATACAGAGAATACAGCGTTGGATGTTATATCAAGGTATTTGATGAGGATGAGGAAAAGCACTGGCTTGACAGACAGTATGGATACCTTGAGTGGGACAGATATTCAAATGGACACGGTGGTTGCTCATTGTACAAGGTGACAGCATGGATGCCACTTCCAAAACTGTACAAGGGATAAAGACCATGAATAGACAAGAGAAAGAGGATCAGGCACAGATTGAGTACCTGAGACGATGGAAAGAGAAGAAACAGAAGAGAAAGAATCTGTCAGAAAAACTGAGAAAGAGAGGCACGAAATGAAATACAAAGTTGGAGACAAGGTAAGAGTTAGAAGAGACTTGGAAAGATACAGGCAATATGGTAAGTATGACGCAAATAGAAATATGGCAGAACTGCACGGAAGCATTGTTGAGATTAAAAAAGTAGAAAACGAAAAGCAACGATACGAAATCAATGATAATCTCTATTACTGGACAGACGAAATGTTTGAAGGATTAGTAGAGGACGAACTGACAGCGGAAGAAGCAATTATACTTAGGTCTGAAATGTGTGCCAACACTTCTTGCTGTGACTGTAAACTCAGTGGTCATAATAATGGTACGGGTACTTCCTGCAATGAGTTCTCGAAGAAATACCCAGAACGAGTTATTGAAATCCTCAAACAGCAGAAGAAAGAGCATGAGAAAAAAGAGGTTGAGACGGAGATTACGTGGTGTGTGCTGATTATCGAAGCTGATACTCATAACTTGAAACACGAAGAAAAGGTTGGAACTGATTTCAAATCAATGGATGCGAAAAAGGCAGAAATCCTTAAGAAATACTGTTCAGAGCATGATGGAAAATATTATGCAATCAGCGAGCGCAGATGCGTAGTAAAGGAGTAGTCATGAACACAGGAGAAAAGATAGATTACATGATTCAGTGCTTGAAAGTCGCAAAAGCTGAGTACGATTACATGGCTGATTACGTTGCAAATGAACCGACTGAAAGACAAGAGTTGTGGAAATTCCTTGATACACACAGAAGTCCAAACAAAGCATTAATTAAAGACAACTTGAAGAATGTGGCAAGAATGGGATTCCAGCTTGCGAATGAGGTGAAGTAATGGATATCAAAGTTCATGAGGACTATGTAAGCATCGACAGAGAGAATCTTGAAGTGTTTAATAAGACAGGCTTGAAACGTTTTAGCGAGAACCGTTTTCGCTGTGTAATCTGCGGAGAGCCAGCAAGCATTGATAGCAGTATGAGTTGTCGCGGACATCGGTTAGTACATACGCATTGCGCATACCAAACATTCGGAATTGACAACATGGTCAATGTTATTAAACGGATGGAAGAACAGGATAAATAAATTACAGAAAGGAGCAGGAGATTTGTGCGCACAGAAAAGATATCTTTGCTCTGATAAGAAAAATGGAAAATAAGTTATTAAAAGAATATTTAGGTGAATTTAACGAGGATTCGGACGTAAGTATTATAATTGCAAATCCGAAAGACAGAAAAATGTATAAGTCGGAGATTATGTTTATGATTGCCCCTGAAGACGAAGAAGAAAAAGAAGGACCGGTAATCTGCATCGAGGTTGGACAGCCAAGAGACATGGATAAAGAAGAACCGGAAATGGCAATGGACGTTGAAAGAGAAGCACAGCCAGAGTTGCCAAGACTTAAGAACAATAACCAGAGAAAAGAGTTCTTGAAAACTTACAGAGATTGGCTTGTATGGTTTGAAGTACCACAGGCAGAGGAAATCTATTACAGATATATTCTTCCGGATGAAAGTGCAATCGTTATTTGTGAGTATAAGCAGTATGTAGCTTGGAAAGAAAGATATACAGACGAAAACCCGGAAAGCACGTACACAAAATCATATCTGTTGGAGCCAGGTTATCATCATCTGCATGATTGTGAGACCAATGAGACAGCACTGGTGAAGAAACTGATGGAGGTACAGAAGAAATGAATGCAGAAGAATTCGTAAGAACTGTACAGAGCTGCGGATACGGCACGAAAACAGGAGCTAAAAAATATGTAGAGCTGAATCCGAAAGAGGACTACGGTACGAATGATCTGATTGTATTGCATGAAGGTAATATGCACTGGCAAGGAGTCAGTGGAGATAAAGGACTCAACTATGCATGGTGCGCAAACGGAAGAACAACAGCGTTCAGTAATGGGATTGCTGGAAACTCTGGAAGTAGGCAAGATTGGAACATGTAGTAACATAAGAAAATTTTAGAAAAGAATACAGAAAGGAGACGGAGCTCCGGCCGGGCAAAGATATATCGGCTCCTTTCGAGAAGATGTATATACAAGAAGATGACTTGAAACTAAATGACTGGCAGTTCTCGCAAAGAAAATATCTGCCATATGAAACAAAGCTACGGCTTACAGAAACCCGTATAAGAGAATGGCATTACAACTGGGATGGACAAGTGTATTTAAGCTATTCTGCTGGACTTGATAGCACAGTGCTACTACATATGATCCGAAAAATATTAGGAAATGATGTCCCGGCTGTATTCTCTAACACAGGTTTGGAATTTCCAGAAATCGTGAGATTTGCAAGGAAAGCACCAGGTGAATTTGTAGAGATATATCCGAGAGAAAAGGACGGAAAGAGGATTACATTTAAACAGGTCGTTGACCAATACGGATTCCCGCTTGTGTCGAAAGAAACGGCATTGAAAATACATAAGTTGCGACACGGGAACTTATCAGATCGGTATAGAAACTATCTGCTGAACGGGGACGAGCGTGGAAAGTTCGGAGTTTTGGCAAAAAAATGGAAGTTTCTGTTGGACGCAAAATTTGATACATCTGAGAAGTGCTGTCACATTATGAAGAAGAAACCATTTAAAGAATACGAAAAGCGCACCGGCAGAAAACCATATATCGGCACAACACAGGATGAGGGATTCATGCGAGCGCATCTATACGCAAGCACAGGCTGTAATGTGTATGACGGGAAGAAAATTAAATCACAGCCGTTAGGATTTTGGAACAGACAGGATGTATTAAGATACGTGGTCGAAAATGATGTGGAAATATGCTCTGTGTACGGAGATATTAAGCAAGATCAGCAAGGCAACTATTATACGACAGGAGAACAACGAACAGGATGTATGTTCTGTGGATTCGGAGCGCACATGGAAGAAGAGCCAAACAGATTCCAGAGAATGTCCGCAACACACCCGAAATGTTATGAAATCTGCATGAACCTTGAAAACAACGGGGTGAAGTATAAAGATGCGTTAGAAACATGCGGAATTGGTACAGAAACATGGGAACAGATGGGGCAAATGGATATATTTGATTTTATTGGAGGTATAAAGATTGCGCATTGAATTAAAAGAGATAGACAAAGACACATTGAAAGTCGGAGATTGGGTTGGAGTTGCAAGAAAAGTGAGCTATGGATGGAGTTCATCATTCCGGCATGAACTGATTTTTCCGGCACAAATTACAAGAATCACTCCAAAGCGGACAAAATTCTTTACGGATAAGTTTGGAGAACATGACAAAAGAGAAGTATTTTATGAGTGTGATAGTGAAGCTGAGAAAGAAACTTTTCTTGCTAAGGCATTTTGTTCTATTAAAAACGGAATATTTGAGTTAACCGAATTGAAAAGAAATGATCGCATCGGAAGAATCAGTGATGAAGATTTGCCGGAAGTAGCGGAACACATGAAAGCAATTACAGAGATTTTGAAGAAATACAAGGAGTAGCAATGTTTGAAGAATTATATAAATTCATATCCAGATTGCATTACGGGATAAAGTTCATGCCGGAAAAGGATTTTGACGAGCTTTTATCTCGGTGCGACTGGGAGCAAAAGATGTATGCATTGTGCTTTAGATATTTGTAAACGTGGAGAAAAATCATGAAGGTACCTTGACAATTGAATATTGATGGTTGGAATGGTATAATTTCCATATAAAATATACGGGAGGAAATGCCAATGAAATGTCCATTTTGTAAAAGCGAAAATATCGAAAGAATTAGTGGAAGCACAGTTATAACAAAACAAATTCCAGAAAAAACAAGTAAGCAAGGGAATGTAACCTGTACAGAATCTGCATATACAATGTCGTTTGGTACGCAAAGGTATATATGTCTTGATTGCGGAGTTGTTTTTGAAAAGTTAGGCGAATCAGATTTGAAACGGTATAAAGAAGCATAATTTCATCTACCAACCATCAATATTCGGTGGTTGGTATTTTTTTACGCTTTTTTAAGGAGAAGAGGTGAAAAATTGAAGAAAATATTATGCTTAATTCTAATTTGCATTTCCTTAGTTGGTTGCTCCAAAGATGTTTCAGACAAGAGCAGTGAGCCACAAGATGAAATCACATATACCTACGAAGATGTGGACGCAACTATCACTTACATAGATATGCAGAAATGGTTCGCTATTTGCCCGCGATGGGAGTGGGAAATAAAAGTTGAATATGATGGCATGACCTATGAAGAAGGCGATTATGCGAGCGGTGGAATGAATGGCCCGAGTTTTGCAGATAGTCAAGAGGGGGATTCGATAAGAGTTGAAATAACCAATAAATACGTAAATGGTGAATTGGTAGACAGGTATATATCAGAGATTGAATAAGGAGAAAGGAACGAATTATAATGGCAAAATTTAATATTGAGGTAGAACTTGATTGGGTAGACGAGGAATCCGGATACACAATTGATGAAGAAATTAAAGAACAGGTTGTAAGAGGTGTTAAGGATGCACTTCTTAGAAAAGCAACAGATGAAGCAGTACAGAGAGTGGATAAGGCTATTGCAGATAAGATTCTTGAAGCAGAAGAAACAATTCAAGACACTGTAGACAAATTTGTTAAGAGTGTATCGGAAGAAAAGATTGCAGAGATTGCGATTCCTGTAAAAGAAGATTCTTGGAGTAGCAAAGTAGCATATATACCGTTGTCTGAATATGTAGGAAAGCGGTTTGGATTGTTTCTTACAGAGAAGAGATACGATAGAGACGGGCGCACTGCAAGTTATTCCAGTGACAAAAACCTATCTGCTGCCGATCTCATTACGAGAAAATATTTGGAAAAAGAACTTGGTACAAAAGTAGAAAATATGATTGCTACTGCAAAAAGAGAAGTAGAAGAAAGTCTTGTGAAGTCACTGGAACAGAAGTTGAAAGAGAATCTTGCAAAAGAAACGATCGAGAGAATGAATATCCCTGATGTTTTGAAGAGGTTTAGTGAGATGGCGCTTGAAGATAAAACGGAATAGATGGACGAAGAAAGAAGATGGGATGTAAACGGTTATGTATCGTAGACATAGGCAACCGGAAATGCTGTATGGAATGCGAGAGGCACGAAGAATGCAATATTCTGTGTGATGATTTAGACCAATATGAATACATGGAAGAATGCCCGGATTATGTAAAGGAGAATGAAGATGAAAATTGTAAAAGGTAAAGAACAGGAATATAAAGACTGGTATGAAAAAAACAGTGATCCATACGGTAGAGCGTGTTTTACATATGCTGAAAGATGGGCAGGAATGATGGAAGAGAAGATAGAAGCATCAGAAGATGATGAAATGAAAGTTATTGTTGATAATGCAACTCAGCTGAGCTATGAAGCGGATGAAGAGGGAATCACAGGATTTATGTACGGAATAGCTGTCAGTATTCTTTCTCAATGTTGGGAATACGGAGAATGTCTAAGAAAATGGCACAACAAAGAATATGGATATGACGGTGACGGTGTTGTAAATCCAGCAGTTATAACTGTTGGTTGAAAGGGAAAGAAAAGATGAATGGTAAAGACTTTATAAGAGCGCTTGAAGAAGCCAGGATAAAAATAGAGTTGTCAAATAAACACATTTTGTTTATGCATCCTGAAGATATCGCAATACTTGATTTGGACAAGGTGAGCAGCAATTTGTATCTTGTTGAAGAAAGAAGATTGGAACATGGGAAAGTAATAGCGATTACAGATGAAAAATTGAAAAGAACTGTATGGGATGCAATCAAAAACAATAAAGTGAAGTATCACAGAGGAAGAAGAAAATGAAAAAAGAATCACTAATTCATAAAATCTTGAGGAAACTCAGATTCATCAGAGACATTGAAGACGATAGGGAAATGAAAATGGAGATGTGCGAAAGAGCAATAAAGGCAAACGTATGTCCTGAGGATTGCGACATTTGTGCATGGGATACGAAAGGTGGAGTTAGTTATGAGAATCATTAGTCAGGGCAAAGAGTTTGATCTTCCTTACAAGGAAACAACACTACAAGCTTTTTCTAATGGAACAGTAATTGCGTTTTCATTAACCGATTTGGTAAGTGATAATTTTATTACAATGGCAAAATATTCCACCGAAGAAAAAGCAATCAAAGCTATGGAAATGTGCAGAGAAAAGTATCTTTCAAGAATGGAGCTTGATGGTGGCTATGACACTGTAAATGGTTGCTATGTACAACCTAATTACTGGGTATTGCCTAAAGTATTCCAGTTTCCAGCAGATGATGAAATTTGAAAGGTTGGGAAGAAATGAAAGAACCAAGCGAAAAGAAAGCGATCATCAAAAAGCTGATGAAAGAGGGAAAAACATATAAGCAGATTTCGGAAGAGACTGGAATCCATCCTGGAACTGTCGGAATATACGGTGGGAAGCTTAAGAAAGCTGAGAGGGAAAAGAAATGCTTCAACGGAGACAGGCATTTGTGCAGAACTTGTAAATACCGTGCTTCCGGTGCAAGAAGTGGTTGCGACTATATCATACATACCGGAAACGAGCGTGGATGCAATCCGGAAGTGTGCAACAAGTATGAGAGAGGAAACAGAAATGAAACTAAAACCAGTAGTAAAGGCAAGTGAGTTTGTGAGATTCGGATTCAAGCCTTGCCGAGGACTTCCGAAAAGCGCAGAGAGTTACTATCTCTGCGTGAAGAACGGACACAGAGTGATGTTTGTGGACAGTAAGCATTTTACGGAATCTGAATGGCAGATCAAAGATGCAAGGATCCACAAGAATCCAAACTGTAAATTCAGTGACAAGCGGACAGCAACCGAGATTGAGTGTGAACTGGTTGTGAACGGATTGTTGGAAGAGGTGAGGGAATGAAAGAGAGATTAACAACATACCACTGTGGGAAAGCAGTGATTAAGGACAAGAACAAGCTGCCAGAAGCTATTGAGAAGTTAGCTGAGTTTGAGGAAAAAGAAAAATGTGGAGAATGGCTTGATGCTATCGAACTTGCGAAAATTGCTATTGCGCTACAAAGTCAGAAGTGAATTCCAGTGAGTGAGAGACTTCCGAAGAAGCCAAAGGTCGATTCTTTTGATGGTTACATTGTACAGAGCAGACGTGTTGTACAGCCGTTTAGTGCCTACTGGGATGAGAGAAAGTGGACAGACGATGATGATAATGTAGTGGACGGAGTAATAGCATGGATGCCACTGCCTAAGAGGTACAAAGGAGAATGATATGAGCAGACTAATTGATGCAGATAAGCTTCTGGAATGTGTGGAAGAGAGTATGCTAAATAACACGCATAGAAACGGGAACGCTGCGCTTTGCCATGTTTCGGAACATAGGCATTTTATAGAGACGATTGTAGAACAGCCGACAGCGTTTGATGCGGAGAAAGTCATTGAAATACTTGGAATACTAAGGGAAGAATCAACACATGTTTCTTGTCCTGATGAAGAATGCGAAGATTGCAAGTATTTTGGCGACTGTAATAACTGTGATTATGCAGATGTACATGCATTAGATAAAGCCATTGAAATTGTTAAGCGAGGTGGAAGAGATGAAGATTATTGGAAATAAAGAAAGTGTTAATCAAATATCATTAACACATAAAGGTATAAATGCTAGATTTAATTGTTTTATGAAACCATTTCCCTACTGTAATGATATTGACACATCTAATCCTGAAATAATCGAGATAATATTTAAGGATTCTTACGAAATAGACAACCTAATAGATGTATTAGAAAAATTTAAAAAAGAATGTTTTGAACATTTGGGAGAGTGGAGATGATACTATGAAGAATAAAGAGAAGCGTTTAAAAGAGATTGTGGAAATTGCTTGCGACGGTAATTGTATTGCTGTTGACAAGAATTCAGGCAAGGTTAAACCATGTTGCTATTCTTCGTGCAGTAATTGTTTATTTGATGATAGTCATTATCGCGATAGTGATTGCGATAGGACAAGAAGAAAATGGGCTGAATCAGAGTATGTTGAGCATCCGGTGATTTCTAAGAGTGATAGAACATTTTTAGATTATATCAAAGAAGAATATAAATATATTGCAAGGGATAAAAATGACATTTTATGTGCATACGAATCAGAGACTTTTAAGAAAGGAGCTTATTGGTATTGGGGTGACGGTAGTTATTTTCGCTTAAATCCACACTTCAATATTGACTTCCCAATGATTAAATGGTCAGACGAAGAACCGTGGCTTATCGAGGATCTGAAAAAGTTGGAGGTGGTTGACAGTTATGAATAGAGAAATACTTTTCAGAGCGAAACATATTCATGCAATTCCAGGTAATGAGCATCTCAACGGAATATGGGTGCATGGCTATCTTAGTGACGAGAATTATATCTATGATAAAAGCCTTGAGGGTGAATTTCTGATTGATGAAAATACGATTTGCCAGTATACAGAATTAACAAATGAATTAGGCGAGGAATTTTGGGAAAACGATATTGTGCAATGCGGACACTATTACGGAGTGATTAAGTATGAAGAAGGTGCATTTATAATTAAGTGGAATACGAAAGGTTCAGAACTTCTCAGACACGATTTAGCATACTGGGCATATTTGAGAAATGTTCGTGTTGTCGGCAACATATTTGACAATCCTGAACTGCTAGAAGAGGAGAATATGCATGGAACAGATTAAGCTAGGCTTGAGAATCGCAAGCATTGTGGTTGGGATAATCGGTTATAGTGCAATATGGATGTGGCTGATTAATAATCGACGGAACGAAAAAAGTGAACTTGCGTGGGTATTATGGAAATGCTTTCATGCAATTGTGATTGCGCTTGCGTTTCTTTGGGCTTGGGTATAGGAGGATAAGAATGTTAGATGAAAAATGTTGTGGAACGTGCAAATACCACCATCATGAGGATATAAACGATGGTTGGTTGTGTGTTAATGACCGAAGTGAATATTGTGTAGAATGGACAGAATACAGTGATAGTTGTGAAGAATGGGAAGGAAGAGAATAATGAAAGCAAATGAATATCAGAAATTAGCAATGAGAACGTGTAGCATCCCTTACGAGGACCCCATAGGAATGTTAAATCATGCGGTATTCGGACTTGCATCTGAAGCCGGAGAAGTAGCAGGACTATTACAAAAAATCTATCAAGGACATGAATTTGACAGAGACCACATGAAGAAAGAACTTGGTGATTGTCTGTGGATGATTGCAGAAGCGTGTGAAGCACTTGGACTTGATATGGAAGATGTGATGCGGACAAACATTGACAAGCTGAAAGCAAGGTATCCGGAAGGTTTTAGTGCTGACAGATCATTACATAGAGCGGAGGGTGATGTATAGATGGAAGATGCGATCAGAATCATTGAAGGATTGGATACATCCAATAGTGAAGAGAACATCGAAGCAAAGAAAATGGCAGTAGCTGCTATGAAGAAGCAGATTCCGAAAAAAGTGATTAAAAAAGAATATGAAGGCGAAGAAATAACAGGATATTTGTGTCCTACATGCCAAGAAGTGCTACTGCATCAGTGGGATGATGGATTCATAATCGGAAACAAGAAATCATATTGTGATAAATGCGGTCAGAGATTGGATTGGAGTGATGAACAGTGAAAAGAAGTACAGAAACAAGAAGAAGTCAGGCGGAGATTAAAGCAAATCTGCAAAAGCATTATGGTGGAATGGCAGAAAGACCGGTAGACAAGAAAGCAAGCGAAGAGTTTAACCGTCCGGCATATCAGGCAAGGAAGCTGATAAGGACACAAGGTGATTATTTGCAAGAAGATCCGAATGAATGACTGATGAGAATTAGGATAAATATAAAAGCGTGCGTGGAAGGTGGATATCATTGAGCGTAAGAGAAACTTATCTGAGTGATTACGGAATCACTCATGAGCAAGGGAAGAAGATAATTGACTACTGCCGGAAAGCTACTGGATATGAGCAAGTGCTTCTTCTCCAAAGCTGTCAGAATGTAAAGCCGGAGATAGCAAATTTCCTCTTCATTAATCTGACAACAGGACTTGGATACGATAATATCTGCAAAAGGGAATACATTCCGATGCAGAGAAAGGATTTCCAGGGATACAGACGAAAGGTGATTGAAGAGTACAACAGATTAATGACATTACTTGGAAGACCGATAATTTAGTGGCATACAGTACAAAAAGCGGATGGTGGAAATCATTCGCTTTTATTTTATCAAAAACACTGAAAACAGTGTTGACAATACACCGAAAATGGTGTATTATATAGTTGTAACAAAGAAGAGCACATGAAAAGGAGAACGACCATGACAGTAGAGGAGATCAGAAATTTAATCAGTGAAGCAGAATATGATTACATTGGAATCAGAGCGGATAGCAGAGATTATCAGATTGGTGAAGTGATGGATAACTCGCATCAGCTCTTCCAGGATCCTCAGTACGTAGACTTTGAATGTACAGAGTTGTTATATCCATACATTTCAGAAGGAACTTATGCTGGATTCTACGACGGTGGAGAACTTGATGGCACATGTGCGCTTGAAGTGTCTGAGAGCAATATCGAAGAAATGCTTGAAAGAGTAATGTCATATGGAAACAAATATTATTTGATCGGTGGAAACTCAATGGAATACGGAAATGACGATGACGAGATTATTATTAATGACGCAGAAGTGATTGCAAGAATATAGAGGAGAAAAATAATGAATGGAAATATATGGAAAGAAGTTCTGAAGCAACATGAAATGCTAGGTATTGAAAATATAATTCCTGTATCTCATATAAGAATAAGACCAGATATAGGAATATTGTTAGATGACAATGGTAATTTTGTAGGTGCGACTATAATCAAAAACGAAAGATGTTCAATTCCATGCACCATAGACTCAGAAAGCAGAACCAATGGAATATCGCCACATCCAATACATGATAATATGAGTTATATTTGCGGAGATTATCCAAATTATGAAAAACGACACGAAGCATATATGAAACAATTACAAAGTTATACAGGAAGCGTAGATGATAATCTTGCAAAGAGCGTATATAGATACTTGGAAAGGAAAACAATCCGGCTCGATATTAAAAATTTGACAAGGCAAATAGAAAACATACAAGAAGAAAAGGTGATGGTTGTATTTGCAACATTAAGCCATCGAGACACGATAAGCAAAAAATGGACAGAATACTATACATCTACGCTTGATAAAAATGGTATATGTGGAATAACAGGAGAAAATGATCATATCCCAGATAAATACCCAAAAGGAATAAGAAATCCGTCTGATCAAACAAAATTATTTATTGGTAATCCACGAAAAATGGATTCAATGCCTACGACTGTGCCTGGTTATATAGCGTCTCAAAAAATTATACATACGCTGCAATTTATGATATATGAGGGGAATTCATGGGCGTATCAAATACTAAAAGACAATATAGATATAATCCCGGAAACATGGAAGGAATGGATAGAAGAATATCAAATCAAAAATGGAATACAAAAAAAGGAGGACGGAAAGAAAAATGAATAGAACAGAAAAGGCTTGTATTAAATGTGGCAAGTCCTTTTATGGAGGTCCTGATAAATTTTATTGCAATGATTGTGCAAAAGCTATAAAAAGTAATGTTATGCGTACAAGGACGTGTAAATTGTGCGGAGTTGAATTTCTTGGTGGTCCGCGTGCGACCTATTGCCCAGAATGTCGCAAAATTCGGCAAAAAGAAGCAAACGCAAGAGCAAGGAAAAGAGGCGGAGCTGCTCGGCCAATTGGAAGCGTGGATAAATGCGAATGGTGCGGATCTGAATATATTGTTAATTCCGGAAGGCAAAAATATTGCTCGGATGAGTGTCAAAGAGAGGCGGTACTAGAGTGGCAACGGAAACACAAAGAAGGATATAACAAGATATCTGGGCAAGACATTAAAAAAGCGCAACGCCGAAAAGAGAAAAAGAAAATCTGTGTATATTGCGGACGTGTATTCTCTAGTTCCACACCAACTAATTTGTGCTCTGAATATTGTCGAAAGAAAAATAGGCAGATCAAAGAATATCAAGCAAAAATAAAACGTGGAAAGAATGTAAATATAGGCAAGTTACTGAACGAGCAGAAAGAATACCAATCAAAAGTTGAAACTAATGAAATAGAAAAAACAATATAAAATTCAAATCTGCTACCAATTAAAAAACAGATCAGAAAGAATAGAAAGTTATTTGGGTGATTAAAATGGGAAAAATGACATATAAAATTGATGTGCTAGACATGCTAAAAAAAGAAGGGTACACGCAAACCACATTAAGAAAAGAAAAGCTAATCGGTCAAGATGCAATACAGAAAATGAGAAAAGGAGACATGATAGGGATTAACGTATTGACAACGGTATGTGAATTACTAGATATGCAACCAGGGGACATTATAGAATACACTAAATAATACAAATATGGGTACAACGGAAAATTCCTCATAAGCTACAATAGTTATAAAGACTATGTAGAATGTGAGGATTTTTCTATGTATAGAAGTACACAGAACTACGAAAATCAACAGAAGATGCTATTTGATGGTGTTGGCGAATATGGAATACCACAGATAGAACCTACATCATACAATCCGTGTGAATTTATATCATTCAACTATGCAAAAAGCTGTAAGGATAGAGCGGATCATGGAATCCATTTCTTTATTGATGATTACCAGTTCACAAGATTATGGACACAGCCTGACACCTACATCAACATGTTACAGGACTTCAAGTGTGTAATGAGTCCTGACTTTAGCACGTATACAGATTTCCCTAAAACATTACAGTTATATAACCATTTTAGAAAGCACTGGATTGGTGCTTATATGCAGATGAACGGGATTGATGTGATACCTACAATCAGTTGGAGTGATAAGGAATCATTCTCCTGGAGTTTTGATGGTGAACCGGTTGGCGGAGCTGTTGCAGTATCCAGCGTTGGTGTAATGAACAGCAAAGAGAGAAAGAAACTGTTTCTTGAGGGATACAATGAAATGATGTCAAGGCTTCAGCCGGAAACAATCATCTTTTACGGAATGATACCGGATGAGTGCCAGGGCAACATAGTAAAGATTAAATCGTTTGGAGAATCACTGACGGAAAGGAAGAAAAATGGGCGGTAGAGGTAGTTCCAGTGGAATGAGTGATAAACCATATGGAACAGAATATGAAACACTTTATCAGTCAGGAAACATTAAATTTGTCAGATATAAAAACGGAGCAGCAACAACACCAGCAGAGACAATGACAAATGGCCGTGTATATGTTACTGTCAATGCTCGGGACAAAATTAAAAGCATAACTTATTACGATAAACATAATAAGCATTTTAAACAAATTGATATCGGACATGAACATAAAGTTAATGGCGAAAAGAAAGATCCACATACTCACAAAGGATATATGCATGATGAAAAAGGAACATATGATGTGAGCCCAAAGGAAAGAAAAATGATTGATAGAGTAAAAAAGGCGTGGTACTATCATAATAACAGGGAGTAGTTTAGGAAGGAGAACACGTAGAAATACGAGGCTCCGGTGGTCAATCCGGACACCTGTTGAGGGAATCCTAGAAATGGGGTTCCCTTTTTGCCTAGAAAACAGATTATTATTTTTACGTAATTAAATAAAAGATATTAAGGCAGTCCTAATGGGCTGTCTTTTTCATGTACAAAAATTCATAAATATGGGTACAACGAAAAAATTTCATTCAGTTACAATGGTATAAGAGACATTGTATCATGCATGGAATCTTTTATTTTGGAGGGACAGAAAGGTGAATCTCAATGGAATATCCAAGAAGCTACAAAGAGCAATCTTGCAGACAGGCTTGATTATAAAGTACAGTCAGAGACAATTCTATTCAGCTGAACAGAACAGACTCATTAACATCTATATATTATCTACTCCGGCACTAGGAAGAGACAGGCATGGAGAGTGGAAAGAGAAAGATCTAGAACTGATCAGAACAACATCACAGCTTGAAATAGTGAATTGTCTGAAAGATATATGGGATGAGGTGAAACCATGAGGATTGCCAACAGAGAAATAACAGATGAATGCACGCACTGTGGGAACATCTTGCAGTGTGAACTATTCCGTCAAGGACATGGGATACATACAGAAAGGACGAATGTACTACAGATGATTAAGTGTCAAATGGAACACAGGGAGAAAAGAGAAAGTAAAGAAAAGGGCGGTGGTTAAATGTGCCTAAGGATAAGCTAACACCTAAGCAGAAAAAGTTCTGTGATGAGTACCTGAAACTGGGGAACGCAACGCAGGCAGCAAAGAATGCCGGATATAGTGAAAAGACAGCATATAGAACTGGAGCTGATAACCTCAAAGTTCCTCATATTTTGGACTATATCAACGCTAGACAGGAGCAAATTGCAAGTAAAGACATAGCAGATATTGAGGAAATCATGAAGTATCTAACTGATGTCATGCGAGGGAAAATCAAAGATCAGTTCGACCTAGATGCATCATTGTCTGAACGAACCAAAGCAGCACAGGAACTTCTGAAACGTAACGTTGACGATAGGAAGATGAACCTTGAGCTTGCAAAACTGGAAGCACAGTTCAAAGACAATGGATCTGATGAAGATGCAAAAGACAACTTCATGGATGCACTGAATTCCACAGCGAGTGAGGTGTGGACAGATGATGAATAACTTTGAGGAAAGATTAGCTTCTGTCCGGCAAGGAATCGTGAAACGTGCTGCTGCTATGAAAGAGAAAGCTAAGAAACAAGGATTTGAGTTCAAGCCTTTTTCACGAAAGCAGAAACAGGTGCTGACATGGTGGTGTCCGAGCAGTCCGGTCAAGGATAAAGATGGAATCATAGCAGACGGAGCAATCCGAAGTGGTAAGACACTGTGCATGTCACTGTCCTACGTGCTGTGGGCAATGGAAAGCTTCAACCAACAGAATTTCGGTATGGCTGGAAAGACAATCGGATCATTCCGAAGAAACGTATTGTTTTGGTTGAAATTGATGCTGAAAAGCCGAGGATATCAAGTTGTGGACCATAGATCAGACAATCTGATTGTGGTAAGCAAGGGAGATACACAGAACTTCTTCTACATCTTCGGTGGCAAGGATGAAAGGTCACAGGACTTGATTCAGGGTATTACTCTTGCCGGTATGTTCTTCGATGAGGTTGCTCTGATGCCAGAGTCATTCGTCAACCAGGCAACAGGACGATGCTCCGTTACCGGTTCTAAGTTCTGGTTCAACTGCAACCCGGACAACCCTCGGCACTGGTTTAAGGTCAACTGGATAGACAAGTGTGCTGAGAAGAATATCATCTATCTGCATTTCACGATGGACGATAACCTATCACTATCCGAGAAAATTAAAGAACGATACCGAAGTATGTATGTAGGCGTGTTCTTCAAGCGGTATATCTTAGGATTGTGGTGCGTGGCTGAAGGACTTGTCTATTCGATGTTCGATGAAGAAAAACATGTCACTGATGAACACATGAGTGGTGCACTGGAATATGTTGTGTCAATCGACTACGGTACGGTCAATCCTTTCTCAGCTGGTCTGTGGGCATTCGATGGGAAATATTCGCAGCGCGAAGCAGAACTGTATTACAACAGTAGAGAGGTCGGCAAGCGTGTAGACGATGAAGCCTATTACAAGATGCTAAAGGAACTGATCGGAGACAGAAAAGTATCATGTATCATCATAGATCCATCTGCAGCATCCTTCATTGAAGTTATCAAGAAGTACGGAGAGTACACAGTGAGGAAAGCTGACAATGATGTACTGGACGGAATCCGAGTGGTCACAACAATGCTGAATAAAGGACTCCTGAAGATATACAAGGATTGCACAAGCTGTATCAATGAGTTTGGACTCTATTGTTGGGATGAGGAAAAGAACAATGATACAGTGATCAAAGAGAATGACCATGCGATGGACGATACAAGATATTATGTCTACACATTCTTGCGTAGGCGGTTGAGGTGGAAATACTAATGGGACTAATACAAAAAATTAAGGCGGTATTTAACAGAATGTTTGGAGTAAACGAAGTAAGAGATATATTTGGAATTGAGGCTAGTCGCTCTTCTGAAATGCAGACTGCCTTAGATTTGTATAAGGGCATGAGATCAGGACTGCCGACATGGTGCATGGACGGAACAATCAAACCGACAAGGTTCTCTAATGTCATTTGCCGGGAGATTGCAAACCTTACACTGTTCAATGTCAATGTTGAGATTGATGGTAACGATGCGCTCAAGAAGAAATTTGATGAAGTGTTGAACGCGTTACAGGAGAAACAGGAAGAGAGCTGTTCTACTTGCGGAATTATGATTAAGTCAGATGGACAGGGAATTGAGTTCCTGGATCCTGACTATTTCATCATCACGGATACCAACACAAACGGTGATGTGCTTGCAGCAGTGTTCTTCTCATACATCAAAAAAAGAAACAGGTAC